CTCATAGCCACGATATCTTGTAGCTATTGCTGTGTTAGTTAATTCACAAGCTGTTTTAAAGATTTGAGTATACCCATAGTCATCTTCAATTGTATCTGAGAAAGTATCAGGTGAACCTGTTCCTTCTTCAAATGATGTACCAATAATTTGTGCTTCATCATTGTTTGATAAAACATTGTATCCTGATACATTTGAATTTGACACATCAACTATTCTACCTGAGAAAGTAGTTGAAGCTGTTTGTACATTAGGGGCTGACTCAACTCTAACCAACGTTTGTGCATAACCATCTGTTCCATCAACAGTTTTTACTGCTAGTACCATACCTTTGGTAACGAAGCCGATTCCAGCTCCTGCTCCATCATCGATTGTAAAATCGTATAGAGTACCTGCGGATACAGCACTACCACCATTAACGTCTGCTGCCAAATTAAAGTTACGAGATGTATAGTTAATTCCAGTTCTATTTTCTAAGAAACGGAATACAGAATCATCTGTAGCAACTTTAGAAACTTGACTTAGGTAGACGAAAAATGGTGACTCTTCTGGCATAAGTTCAGAAACTCTATCAGAAAAGTCGTACAACCTTCTCTGGTCGGGTCTTTGTCCGATACCAGCGTCAGCTGCAACAGCAGTAATCTGTGATGACTTAAGTTGTCCTTGATTAAAAGCCATTTTATTTCACTCCTAGTTAATTACTTTTTTGCTATTCTACCAAGACTACCAGCATTCATAATTCTATCCCACACCTGGTCTTTTTCTCCTTTTTGAGGTGGTTCTCCACCTTGAAGGACACCAGCTGATTGTGGTATATTTTGAGCTTTTTCAACTGCTTGTTTATTTTCATTTACTGCTTTTTTACCTTCTTTTTCTCTATATACTTTGATAAGAGTATCTAAAGGTAAATCACCTCTAGGTGTAGTAGCAAACTGAATAAATTCATCAGCTTCATTGTCAGACATTTTATGTCTTGACTTTAACTCACTTTTCAAATTATTGACTGCCATAGCTTGCTGCAGTTTACCAAGTTCTTGGTCAACTGTTTCATGTACAAGCTCTTTTTCTCTTTGCACCCTCATTTGATAGGATGGAGAGTCTGGCTTGTAATAAGCATCCCAAGGGTCAAAAGATTCTTGACTTACGATGTTGTCATCTTTCTTTTGCGCCTCATCAGATTGTCCAGAAAGAGCAGATTCCATAGCTCTTACAACGTCTGGTCTTTCAGCTAATAAGTTTTTTAACTGGTGAAGCTCTTGAGCTTCTTTGTTAAAGTTTTCATATTCAGCTGTTTTTTTATCATACATTGACTGAAACTTTTTTGCTTCTGCTTCCCAATCAACAACTTCAGATGTTTGTTCACCTTCAGTTGCTTGCTCTTCTACTGAAATAGTTGGCTCAGTTCCAGCAGTTCCTGCTACTATTGGGTCTTGTGTTTGTTCAACCTGTTGGTTTTCTTGTTCATTTGCCATTTTTTTTACTTTTCCTCTCAGCGATTTCATTTACATGCAGAACCGCTTAGTTTAACTTATTATCCTTCATCATCAGACATATTGTCAATTGCTCTTCCTAAATCCTGCAATTTACCTTTTTCTTTTACTTTCGTATCTTGAATGACTTCATTCAGTCTAGTTTTAAACTTCTCAACTTCTGTACGTTTTCTAGATGATACCATCTCACGTTCAGACGTTTGTAAGTCACCTGAAAGTTTCTTTACTTGATTTTCAAGTTGTGCTATATAGGATTGCATTTGAGCCATACGTCCTTTTCTTTGAAGAACACCTTCTTTGTCAAAGATTTCAGTTTTCTTTAAAACCTCGACATCATCTACCAGACCAAGTTTATAAGCTTCAAGGTAAGTGTTGTATTCAACTTGCTTGTTGCTTGGTAACGTTGAGCCTGATATTACTCGGATATCATGTTGTCCTAATGAAATATCATTTTCAATAGACAAGATTTCCAATCTTTTATCATCATACAATCTATTATTAATAGTAAACTCTGTTAAGTTGTTATTTGATTGTACAATCTTAATTTTCTTTTGGAATGTATAATGGTCTTTAGAAAGATTATAAACAACCTTTCCTACCATTGATAAACTTCCTTCAATATCTCTTAGTTTTGATTTACCTCTAGATTCACCCATTTGTGATATAAGCATAGTTCCTCTTACAGAATCTGGTGCTTTATCCTGGAACCCTTGTAATAATTCAGGTATACCAAAATTTAAATCTATATATTTCTCCACTCTATCTATAAGATAATAAAATTCACTGGTGAGTGGAGCTGGTTGAGGAAAGTATGGATTACCAAATTCTGGGTTATATTCTATAACCGCATTGGGATTAGCCCAGTCTTTTTCTAATTGGCTAATATTGTCTACACTTCCTTCAGGAACCAATAACTTTAGCCCTGCTGCTGATTGAGCGTGTGACAAGGTCAAAGAAAATAACTTGTTTAAAAGCCTCTGAGAGTCTTTAACCTTGTTCACGTCCGATTTTGGATAGGGAGTATTTGTCCATATGTTTGAGAATGGAACAATCGGATATATGTCAGTGTTGAGAATACGCTCAAATAATAATGTATCACCGACACTTGAGCAGTGAGCAATTCTTGTTTGTTGTATTTCAGTTATTTCTAACTGTCCTGTTTCAATAGCATCTGCTATCTCTTCATCTTCTAACAATAAATTATATTTTTCTATATCTACTACTTTTTCTTGTCCATCAACAACGCTAAACAATCTGTAGTATGGTACTTTTAATTTGTAAAATCTATCTAGTATTTGATATTTTTGATTTACAAGATAGTCTAAATCTTTTGCTTCATCTGGAGTAAATACTTGATTACTGTTTTTTAAATTAGAACTTGGATAGTCTTCTCCATATAAACTATTAGTTCCTACCTCTATATCATCTACCATTTCTTCTAATTGTGGATATAAGTTTACTAATTGTTCTTTAGTAATGTAAGTAGATAAAATAATACCAGAGGCATCTCTGAAATATCTATCTCTTGAAGCTGGGTCTACATAAACTCTAAATGGGTCTACATGCGTATACTTTACTTCACCTCGTCCAAAATCATCTTCTGGGTCAACATAAACATACATATATCCAAGACCTGTTACTGCATAGTCATGAACTACTTGTTTAAATACTGTATCTCCTTTTGATATATCCCACACATATTCTAATATACCACTCCAAACATTAGCAAGTCTATTGTCTGAATCTTCTCTACCGATAGCCATAAATCTAGCTGGTTTAGAAGTAAGAAGTGATTTTAGTTTATCTACAGCTGCATATACTCTGTCAATAACAAAATCTGCTTGTCCAACAGATTGCAATGCATCTGATTCGTCTGAAGTGTAATGATTTCCTAATACAAAATCAACGGCGTTTCTAGCTTCAACATCCCATGTTTCTCTAGCATCTCGCCATCTTCTAAACAAATCTCTAGTTATTTGAGGTTTTGATTTGTTGTCGTCGTATTTGATAGTATTCTCCCAATTTAAATTTTATAACGAAAATACTATTATTTTTTTGTCTATGTCAAGATATTATTAGGTTTTTTGACCAGTAATCCAAGAAATTGCTCGTTTTACACCCATCTCTGGGCCTTTTTCCGAGTTTTCATTAAACTTGTCTCTATCCATTGCGGAACTTTTTGGAGGCTTTGCAGTAGTAACACTATACCACAATCCATCTAAAAGGTCGTCATTTCTACCTTTTGGAAATTCGAACATCTCATCTACCAATTCAACATGTTCTTTTTTAATATACAATTTTTTACCATTTACTATTGGACATAACAATGCTTCTAATCTATCTTCTTTTTTAATACCATTAGGAGGTCTAACTCCTTGTGCTAGTCCAGGAGCTAGCTTTCTATCTTTTCCTGACAATTGATTTACATAGTCTTTAATAAGTCCTTGAGCACCAACTTTCTCTACGTTAACTCTCCTTACTGGGTGATACATTTTAGCATATTTAATAATTCTATCTGGCATATCATACAAAGGAGAATGGTCTCTATAGTAATCTACTAAGTATACATTTCTATTTTTATCCATAGCAATAGTAACAATAACTTGGTAGTCACTTCTAGCATTTGCCTCATAAGCTAAGTCAACTCCCATATATACATTTACTGGTATAGCAGATTCATCAATCATCATATAATTAAAATTATTTCTTGAAACTAACTCACCTTCATAATAGTTTAATCTATCAATATGGAATTTTGCACTCTCAGAGTCTCGTGCTTCGTTTTGGTATTCTTGAGCGAACTTATGTAAAAGCCCCATCTCATTGAATCTTTTTTTAATGTCATCTAATTTTTCTTTTGTAAAATAGTTAGGCCATAAAGGAACTCCATCTACAATTGCTTTCTTATATAATACATTCCAAGCAGACTTTCTATTTTCTTTTTCTGCTTGAGTATATCCATCGTAAACTCCCTGAAGGAATGAATCGTAATGGACTATTGTACCAATAAGCCATATTGAACCTTCGTTTTCTTTTGAGTTTTCCAAAGCTGGTTCTACTGTTGACATTACCCATTCTTTAATTTCTCTCCTTCTATCTGCTGTTTTAGTGTTTAACTCTGATTCAAAGTCATCAAGAATAATATTAGTATAACGTAGTCCTAACTGCGAACGACCACGTAATCTTTGAGAAGTACCTTTAGCAATAATTCTATCTCCTCTTGCAGTAGTAAATTCTTTTTCAGTCCACTTACTGCCTTTCAAATCTCCAAAGTAATAATTTAAAGCTGGATTTATATCAATATGGTTTTGTATATATTTAATATGGTCTATAGCCTGAGACTGTTCTTCAGATACCCAAGCTATAAATTGTTTCTTTTCTGGTGGTGAAAAGTATAATTGATATAGTAAAGCTGTTTTAGCTAATGTTGACTTTGCATGACCTCTAGGTAAAATAATACAAATACGTTTATCATCTCCAAGAAGCAAGTTACTCAATTCGTATTGATATGGAGCAGGACTTGATTTCATAAAGTCTTCTGGTAAAAACATCTGTCCAAAAGTAACTATATCTTTTTTAGCCAACTCCAGTGCTTTTTCTTTTTGAGAAAGGTCTGGCGGTATAATGTTAAATGATTTCTTTGAATTTTTGCTCATATACCCTACCTAGTAGTTTAGCAGTTTTTTCAGAAAACCAATCTCCATCAGGAACTTCTGTAAATGTTTTAGACTTTTCCCATAAAACAGGACCAGCTACATATACCCAAGCTTTTTCTTTGTTTCCATCTAAAAGTTCTACATCTGCAGTTGTTCTTACATAAAGACCACCTTCTACGTTTTCATACCTATCCATAGCATTTAAGTCGTCTTTGTCTACATCTAGTAATTCTACAACTACTCCTTTTCCATTTTCATTTTTTACCATAGCTGGAAAAGACTGAGTACCAGGAAATACTAAACTAAATCCTTCTATAACACCAAGGTCTGGTCCACCTCTTCTTAAAGTACCGTATGCAGCTAGTCTCATTATGCTAACCCTTTATGTGGACATATACCAATTTCTTTTATATCAAAATCAGTATCATATTCAGATATACATTCAATGCACTTAATTCCTTTTACATCATTATGTAGTACATCCATCATTAAAACACCAGTAAGTCTAATTCTGCTATCGCAAATTATACATCTAGTTTTTCTACTTCTCAGTAATTTTGTTGCTTTCCGATATTTTTTCGTATTTCGATTCTTGAATTGCATCTAATTGCTCCTTTGAAAATCCTTGGAATAAAGCTACAGTCTCTGTAGTTTTGCTTGTATCTAACATTCCTGTTATTTTAATTAATGTATTTAGCGCAGATAGTCTATCTCTATCACTGCTATCAGGTTTGTCTATGATGTTTCTCATTTCTTCCAAAAGATACTTTGGAGTAATTTCAGCTTCTTGCAAGTGCTTATCTATTTCTTCTCTTATCAAGTTCTGTACCCTTTCAGTTTTTAACAACATTTTTGCTTGTTGTTCTGAGTATTTTTCATTATTACTTGGAAAAGCATTCATATATGCCTTTACCACATCATCTCCTTTTGCAACGTAAGATGCAAACAAAAACTCTTTTTCATTTGCTTTCTTTCTTTTTTTACGTCTTACAGTAGGAGATTCTCCGTCTTTTGCAAACGTATGCATGTTTGTCCTCATATCACCATCCATTTTCACAGAATCACTACAGACAAAGGAACCAATAACAGTCCTAATAAAAGTATTTGTATTGGTCCCTTTTCTTTTGAGAACACCTAAATGCAATACTTGACAAACCTGACCATCATCACATAACACCCAATCACCCTTATTAGAGTGTCTCCAATCTTCTACCAAACTTACATTTGGTTGATATTCTCTAAATTCATCTATATTATCATATAAATGATGTGTTATGCTTTTGACGATTCGAGTTTTCATAAGTTATCTATTTTTTCTCTTTGTCGTCAACATCTTTGTTGTCAAGCTCGTCAATAACAAAACGAATATAATTATTGGCAAGGAATCGTAGTTCGTTCACTTGTTGGTCTAATCTCATCATTTGACCAGCAAGCTCGTTAGCACGATTATATTGAGCTTTTGCTTCATCCGATAGTTCAGATAAATAAAACTCAACTTCTTTACCTTCGTTCATTATCATTAGCTTTTCTTCTTTTTTTGACATATGTCCTCCTATAGTACATTCACCTGAGGTGGTGTATGGTCTTCTATCTTTCTGTGTAGTTTTTCTAAAATCTCTACATCTGCAACATTGTGGTCATAAATATACTTCATTGACTTTTCATCACCCCAACGTGCTTTTTGCCAGTGTTCTGGTTTTACTCTTGTTTTACCAGCAATACCAAAGAACTCTGTTGCCGCCATCAAAGATGAGCGATGTAACTTTAGTTTACTCTTTACAGCATAATACAAGTCTTTATGTGATTTTGTTTTATGCATTGGAAAGTGTGTTCCGTGATACAATGCTCTTGTTCTAATAAAAGGAATATCAAACCTAGTACCATAATATGTGAATATTATATCATACTTGTTCATTTCTTCTACTAGAAGCTCTACAATGCGTGCATCTTGTTTTTCAGACATTAGCTCTTCTTTAGTAATCCAAGCACCTTCAACCTTCTTAACTCCTCTGCCTTTAATACACCAGGATAACATTAAGTCAATATTAGCACTAAACCCAGTAGTTTCAATATCTAGGTATCCAATACTGATGTCATGACCTGAAGCATATCTTTTAGGTTTGTGAAGTCCTAAGGCCTCTATCTTCTTAGTTACTGCTTTGTACGTTCTATTATATCCAGCTTTTCTAATTTCCTGATATAATACAAATGCAGATTTAGCAGTACGTTCGTATTGGTCTAAGATTCTAACTTCGTCTTCTGTCCATTTATTTCCAGCCATTATTTGCCCCATTTGTTGTTTTTGACTATTAATGCCATTACCGAATATATCGCAACATCTAAAAATGCATCCTCTAAAGGCTCATTCTGTGCTTCGAAATCGTGTTTAGTGGCTAAATTAACTAGTCGGTTTATTTTATCATTCATCCTTACTATAATACCTAGTAGTGATGTATTGATTTCTTTACTATCCTTTAACATTGTTCCCATTGCTATGTTTCCAGGCCCATAGTCAAACTGTTTTCTACAAAATGTCTTATACATCTCATTTAACAGTACTTGAAACTCTTGTTCTGTATTAGGATATTCTTTTTTGATGTATTCTATTACATCATTATTTGCTTTTTTTGCCATCTTTAGGAAAATCCTCCATATCAGGTTTATCTTCTAGACCTCTTAAGGCCTCTTCATAGCGCTTCCAATCAAGGTTTTTACGTATTTCTTCTAATTCTGCGTCAAATGCTTGCTGTAGCTTTTGTACAGTCTCTTTGTCGCCTTCATCTTTAGCTATACGAATTATTTTTTTAAGCTTTTCCATATGTGTTCTCCTACTCCTAGTTGAAATAAGCCATTTGAGATACAATCAATGATATGTTCTGGGTGTTCGTGACCACCATTGAGTAATATTGCGTGTAACACTTCATGAATAAGTGTTTCTTTTTTTCTATCTGGATGTATTTTGTCATTAAGTAGTATTGTATTGTTTCTAACTTCGTGTCTACCATACAATTCTTTATTACTTTCTTCGTGAACTAATTCTTTTTCAATAATTTCATAAGAATGTCCACCAATTACTAATCTTCCAACGTTTTTTTTCATTATTTTCTCCCTATTGTTTTTAATACACAGCAAATTAGAACAATACTTTTATCTATGTCAACACTTTTATTCAAATACCCCAGAAAAAAAAATTTTTTACAAAAGGTACAAAAAGAGTCTTGACGTACATAAAGGCAACTTTGTATTTTTTGGAGTCCGAAGGACGGAAACTAAGAGAGCTATAAGCTTTCCCTTTGTAAATTTTTCTAAAAAAAATTTTTCTACAGTATCTCTAGAGAAAACTCTATAAACTCTAAGGGAAAAACCATAAAAAGGTTCAAAAACTCAAAAATCGCACAATTTTGTGTGTCTCTTTTGTTTCCACAAAGGCCTACCGGTCTTTTTCCAAATTGTAAATTCAAAATTAGGTTGAAAATTCCAAAAACCAACGGCTCCGTTGCACTCCGCCGAGTCTCATACTCTCTCCACGGACCTTTACACGCCACGAGCTACTCTCAATATGTTCAAGCCCATTGACAGCCCGAAAGGTTTATTGCCATAAACTTTCGTTCAGTCAAGGGACACATAGAGACTAGCCCCCGGCGTGACAGACCCTCGAGAGAGTTTATGAAACTCGGCGAGACTCCGATTATTTGGCCTTAGAATGCGACTTAACGACTCTATTGTACGCCTTTAGTTCGGGCTTCGTGCAACTTTTCACCTTTTGAATCATCACACGAGCGCAAACTTTATCACCGTCATTATCAACAAGATTATTGTCAATAATGTCGCCGTTCAAAGCGTCAATGGCCGAAAGCACAATATCATAGCTATCTTTACAGACTTCTACAACCGTGCCTTTCGCTCCTCCTTGTGTGCCTTTCTTTCTGAAGTTCTTACGAAAATCAGCTTCGGACATTTGCCCAGACTCCACAAGCATAGCGAAAAGCTCGTCATATCTATCTGATTCAACAGTAGTACGATTTACTTTTTCACTCATTGTATTACCTCCTTTCGCCGGAACTCGACTTTCTTTAATTACTCTTTTTGTTGTCTCGCCTTGTCTCATTGTAAACAAGTTAGCGATAATTAAGCATTGTCGCAAGGATTATTTTTGGGCTTTGTGGCCTAGGCTAGATAACAGGCTCTTACATTTTTCGTCGGCAAGATATTCGCTCGGCGATTTGCTACGCAAATTTAATCGCCTCGCTCGCCGTCGGGAGGCCAGATAACAGGCTAAAAAAACGCGAGGTTTCAAAATCCGTGTGCGATAGTTCTAGTCTCTATCATTAGAATTTTGTAAATTTGGCCATAGGCCAGACTAATACACCCACCTCGTCAGGGCCACGAGGTAGCACAGGAGACAATTATGAATCCAACGAATGTAATGCGTCGTGAGACTTGCCCGACTTGTAAGCAGACCACGACCAAATACTATGACCTCTACAATATGGAGCCGACTCTGTTTGTAGTAGTCAAGAAAGACAGTAGTGGATACGCTCTATACTACGAGCCGTCCACCGACAATAGCCATCCGTTCTGGGTATCCCAGACGATAACGATGGATTACACTAACACAATGAGAGACGCTATCAAGTCTATACTGAAACATAAACACCTCGCAGGACAGCAGGGATGTATTGAAGTATACTCGGATACTAGCTCTTTGAAGATACACAGCGCCGTCAACAGTAGCACGACGGGAGCACGCTTCGAAGTCTTTGAAGAGTATGTACGCAAGGCGTTGACCAGAAAGAGCTAACGACTATGCCAAGACGAAAAACACCTAAACTACTCACGAGGCTTAACCTTAGTAAAGGCAAGATAACAGAGTGCCTAGAAGTAGTGGATATGCACAGAGAAATATTAACAGAACAGGGCTTACACCCTAGACAAGTCAAGGCTCGTAAGATACATTTCCAGACTGCAAAATATAACCGTCTGGGACGCGAGATGTTAAGACATTATACAAAGAAGATAAGCATTCATAACGCCGAAGTCGAAAAGGCGAACAGAATATTATTAGACTTCCTCGAGGCAGATAGTCTCGGAGAAGTAGAACTCAAACGAAGTAAAGGAGGCTTATATGCCAGACAAATCAGCCGAAGTCGAATATGGAAACGCAGAAAGAAGAGAACTTCTACTGCAAATGCGACGCATAGAAGAGAAGTACGACAAGGTACTAAAACTTATGCAAAGCATAAAGACAGAGCAGTACGCTCTCATGAGAGAAGCTACAATACAAAAGACTCTCAAGACAAAAGCTAAGACAGGAATTGACTATACGACATACAACTTACAGACAGACTACAATG